TGCGTGTATTTGCAGAGTCTGCGCCAACGATGTAAAGATCGGTGCCTGCGGGGAGGCTTGTTGTTGGTGCATATGTTTGCGTAGGCGAAACAACAGTCAATTCAGCGCGTGGCGTATTCGTGCCAATGCCGAGCCATTTGTTTGTGTTGTCCCAGAACAGTTCTGCATCTTGTGAATAAACACCCGAAGCGCCTGCAAAGACAACAGAACCTGTCGTGAGCGCGACGGCTGTGCCTGTACCACCATTTGAAACACCAAGAGTTCCGGTTACGCCAGCGCCTGACAATGAAAGAGCGCCAAAAGAAGCAGGCGATGACGGACCAGAAGAAAGAAGTGGTTGACCAGCGGTTGATGGAGAAATTTGCGCTATTGAAGACGTTGTCGGCGCATAAAGCAACCCATAAGCCGTAAAAGAAGTGAGGCCCGTGCCGCCATTTGCAACGCCGACTGTGCCAAGGCTGATTGTGTTGCCTGTTTTAATTAATGGCGAATTAACTTGAATGTTACCTGATGACGAGATTTGGCTGAACGTCAATGAGGTCGAACCGACATTGATTGTTCCTGTCGTCGTCATAACCCATGATGTTGAACCGTTTTGTGTGCCGCCACTGACAAACGCAGCAGCGCCAGTTTGAATATAATTTGGACCAGTTCCGGTTGCGTTAAAATCGGAAGATCGAGTTAACTCCCAATTTGTTGAACCAGAACCTTGGTTTGTAACGATGTAAATACCGTTATAAGCGCCTGAAGTTTCATCTTTAACAAGAACGCGCGTAGCATTCGTTACGTCTGATGCTGTAAATGTATACCCATCAATAACAAGAGCCGACTGAGCGCCTGCATTAGTCAATGTAGCGCCAACGCCGCCCGTGCCGTTGTTATATGTAACAGAACCAAGATCGGAGGTCGTCGCGTAACCTACAGCGGTATGATAGGTAAGATTAGCAACTGTTGATACTTGATTATCAACATATTGTTTTGTCGATGCTTGAAGCGCAGATGTTGGGTCTTGCGTCAATGTAAGCGTCGTCAAACCAGAAATGGTTGTCGCTGTGCCGCCAAGAGAAATGGCTGTTGAACCAATCGTAATTGACGAATTGGTTAGATCAGAATTGCCTATTGTTGCTTGCGCGGTGAAAGCAGATGTTCCGTTGCCCTTTACAAAGCCTGTAAGCGTTGTTGCGCCCGTGCCGCCTGAAGAAACAGGAAGGGTGCCACTGACATGAGTGGTGAGGCCGATTTTGCCCCATGAAGGAGCGACACCAACGCCACCTGAAATAAGCGCATTCCCTACAACAATGTCATTTAATCGCGCTAAGGTTGACGAAGTATTAGCATAAAGAAGGTCTCCGGTCGTATAAGAGTTGAGACCCGTTCCGCCTTGAGTTGCCGAAAGAGGCGTTGTTAATCCGGTGATACTTGTAATATCACTATTTGCACCGGATGCCGCCGCTCCAAGATTAGAACGTGCAGAAGACGCAGATGACGCGCCAGTTCCACCATAAGAAATGCCAATAATGGAACCTTGCCAAGTTCCCGAAGAGACAGTGCTAAGAGATGACGATCCCGTAGCTGTTAAATTTGTAAATGACCCCGCCGCAGGCGTTACTGCGCCGATAGTAGTGCCATTAATGGCGCCACCTGTAATTGCTACAGAATTGGCATCTTGAGTGGCCATCGTACCAAGTCCAGTAACTTGGCCTGCTGGAATGCTTATGGATGTATTGGTTGCCGCTGTAATTTGACCTTGGTTATTAATAGTCAAAACAGGAACACTGGACGACGAACCGTAAGAGCCACCTGTCACGCCCGTATTGGCAATTGAAATGGTGCCAGCAACTGTAATTGGTCCGCCTGTCAAACCTGTCCCTGTGGCCACAGATGTGACGGTTCCAATTCCATAAGATTGCGCTTTGACAAACGCTGTAGTGGCAATCTTCTGAGAATTATCACTTGTTGATGGCGTTGGAGCCTGTGGCACTCCAGTAAATACTGGAGAATCAAGCGGCGCCGCGCCGAGCATAGTCATGACTTCGGCAGTCGTAAGATCAAGTGGTGAAACGGCGCTAACTGTATTGTTGCCCTTAATGGTATTTGAGGCCATCGGAGCAAGGTACGAATTGGTCACGCCTTGCGACTGCAAGCCAATTGTTCCGGTTGACGTAATTGGGCCACCAGTAATCGGCAAAGAAGTGGCAATATTAGTCACCGACGTTGGCGCGGTGCTAAGGTCGGCAATAGCTTGCGTCGTCGTTCTGACCGAGGTGCCAGATTGGACGATCTCAATCTGCTCAGACCCCGTCAGGCTGATGGCGGCTGGTAAATTTGGGATCGTCGTATTGGCCATATTATGTTCCCACTTGCGGAATTTGCGTATAACCGTAAGGCAAGCCGACAATAGCAGTAATTACGCGAGTTGTCGCGGTCAGAAGACTCTGCGCCGCCAAAGGTTTGGCTATTTCATAAGTAAATGCGGTCGCTGTGGTGACCGTAATGCTGTAAAAACCCGCCGCTTGGCTAGCAGTAATACCCTCAACAGCCACTTGATCATTCGTGGCGAGATTATGAGCCGCCGAACAAGTCGCCGTAATGATGGTTGTGCCGTTAGAATTGAGTGAAATTACAGGCAACTTGACACCATAAATGATGCCTTCTTGAAGCGGCATGACGGCATTCGCGTCCAATCCAACAGGCGGACCAATTGGTTGCGTTGTATTGTTCAGTCCATTTTGCGTCTGCAAAACAGGCGCCAAACCGGGTATCGGAAGGCCCGTTGTAGGGTCAATCGTCGGCGCTTGAGAAACGACACGAGTGTTTATCTCGTCAAACTCATAGGCTTCGGTGCGCGGATTGACTACGGGAACGGGATCGGCAGGCAAAATGATGGCGCGTAATTGATTTTGAGGCGTGTCATAGCAAGTGTCGCATACAAGGATGCGCTTGTTGATCAGGCTTGCACCGCCCCAATCAAATTGCCACTTCAATTGATAGTGATTGTACCAAATCCCGCACCTGTCACAGACGCCAAAGGCGCGTGGACTGCGGCTACTGGTCCTTGCGCGACCGGAGAGCGACGCATAACCCATTTTGCTCTCCTATCATTAGCGGTAATAGCCCGAAATCTGCGGCGAAATATACATGGAAACATATTCCGTGTCTTGCTGTGCCGCAATATTATACGCCTCGTCGGCCATAGGCTTCAACGCTGGAGCCATTTGCTGATTCCAGAGCGTTGCCAGACGGAACGCAAGGCCCGTCGCAAACGCATCCAACCAGCGGTAAGGTATGTCCAAAGTTTGTCCATTTGTTAAATTCCCGTCTTGGATTTGAATGACGCGATAATAAGACAATGTCGATGGCCCCGTAGATACATTTGGAACGGGCCAGATCGTAATTGTCGGGCTGATCAGGCGGTCAAACCAGTAAATGGTCGGAAAGCCTTGTTGGTCTTTATTTGGATAAGAGGCGTATTCTGTGCGCGACACTGGCAAAATGATTCGGTCGATGTTTTGCCCACCAGAAGTGGTGGTCACATAAGCATCCAATACCATGACAGTCCGATTAGCATCAGCCGCATCTGGGTTTCCAGCACCGTCAGAGCCAGCGGCGTAAGTTGATACTCCGGTTTGAAGGTTGATTGTGACAAGTTCCACTTTCCAGAGATTTACGCCCTTATTTGCCCAACTTGAAAACATCAGATTGGTTGCCGTGCGAGCGGAAAACATATGCTCTTGAGCAATCGCTGTGTTCTTCACGCCAGCCATATTGAAGGCATAAAGCGTCAATTCGCCAAGAGAGGGGTTGTAAGCATATGTTCCGCTTGTAGTCATTTTTTTACCTGATCTGTTGAGCAGTCATAATGATAGACGGAATAGCGGGATTGTTTGCGCCAGCTACAGCAGCATCAAAACCAATATTTGCATTGTCTGTCATAAAAACCATTTCAACATATTGAAGAGCGTTTACATTGACGATGAAATTCCACGCCGCGACAAGATATGGAGCATTTGTTGGCACTGCCATTTTTGTATCGGAATCAGGAATATCTGTTTCGTTTAAACGAAACCAAATATTGACTGTATTGCCTGCTCCACCGCCACCATTATTGTGCAATTGCGCTGAAAATTGGATGTTATAAACGCCAGCATTGGCAAAAGTCATTCGACTTTTTTTGCCGCTTGACCCAAGTTCCATAGTGACGCCAGCAGAGCCCGCCGTATTCTCGCAATACATCAATGTCGGCGTGTTAACGCCGTCTGATTGGTTTGTGCTTGAATAAAACGATCCGTAATAGCCCTGATATGAACTGATTGCTCCGCCCCCACCGCCGGGGTCAACAAGCGTAAGACCAGAACCTGCAATGCTAAGGCCGCTCATTTTGGAACCACACTTGCTTGTACAAATGTTGCTGTAACGGAACCCGATCCGCTGTTTAAAACTACACGACAAAAAAGAGGAACAAATTGATAATTTGTTTGCTTTGTTTGTGTAGAGCCAACAACTTGCGAGTCAGCACAATTGACCCAAGTCATGCTTGCTTCGGAAACCGGACTAAATGGAGAATTAGGGTCGTCCATTGATTGTTGAAGAGTGTAATTAACTGTTCCAGAAACAGTAAGTTGAACGCCAACTTGACCCGGCGCCCACTCATCAAGACGAACAAGACGAGAATACTTTACGCCTGCTGATGCGTCTGAAACAGTTACTGTAATTGGACGCATTCTTATCTCCGATTAACGAAGGCCAGCTTGCTGAACGTAGATAGTCGCTGTTCCTGTGCTAGCTGAAACATTCAAACGAACGCCACGGCAAGGAATAGTAAATGAAATGGCCTTATCAGCGGTTGCGCTTCCAAACCCCGTATCAGTAAACCAAGTTGCCGAGCCTGCTGTGAAGCTGTCAGACGATACATCATCAAAGGTAAATTCAACTGTGTAGGCCGCAGTTGCGCTAATATCTACACCAATTCCAACATTGAAAGGATTGGCAAAGTTATCAAGGCCAATTACCGCCGAAGTTCCGGCCCCTGTAACAGTATAAGAAACAATCGGCAGAGCCATTTTATTTGCCTTTCTTTGCGCCTGAAGGTGACACAGGCCAAGATTTGCGCTCTGGCCCCGTCTTCGCTTTAGACATACTTTGTTTTTCAGATTTTGTCATTACAGAAGCGGCTTTTGCGGGGCGACATGCTGGATAAGGACGATTTTCTTTTTCGCCACCAGATCGGCCACAAGCCTCACCTGTTTTGATGTCTTTCCACTCTTCGCCAAACCACTTACCAAGTCCGCCACCTGATGCTTTGTTCACGCGGTTATCATCACCTGACCACTTGCCGCCATGTGATTTATACCACTTTGATGCGTACGCATTTGCGTACGCTGACGGATAAACGTCAAACTTTGCGCGAGCCGCAGCCTTAGCGCGACCCCACAAGCCTGCATTTTGTGCTTTTGCCGCCATTAACATCCCCACTTGCGTAGTGATTTATTAATCCGGCTATTTGGGTCTGCCGCCTTTGCGGAACCCGTCAACTTGCGCTTCATCCCGGTCATCCGCTCACAGAATGACTTGTGACGAGGATTGTCTTTGTCTTTTGTCGGTGCTTTGAGGTTATGACCTTCAGCCTTTGCAGACTGACGACCACGCTCGTTTAAGCCGCCAGAAGGCGATTTACCTTCTTTGCGCGTCCATGCTGCCGTCATTCAAGCCTCCGATAAGGAAAGCGGGGGCCGAAGCCCCCGCGTAACCATTAGGTGCGGATAGGCTCATACGACTTGTGGGTCGCTGGCTCCTTACCCGATGCCGCAGAAGAAAGTGGGTTACGATCCGAACCAGCGCGTCCGCCCGACTTGCGAGCGGCACGATCACCGCGCTTCTTGGCGGCTGCACCGTGGACTTTACCCATCGCGTGACCACCATGCTTACGCTTGGTGCGGCCACCCGCTTTCTTTTCTTTTGCTTCCTTAACGACATTTGAACCAGCGCCAGCATAAACTTCTGACGGTGCTTCATCGTGCGCCCAATCACCCGTCGTCGGGTTATCGGCCTTGCCACCCTTTGCGTGTGCCGCACGGGGGTGCTTATGGTCGTGCATTTTGCCCTTCATGTGAGGCTCCTATTAGGTGTATTGGCCATTGGTAAAGCCATTGAACCCTTGAATGTATCTTACAACAAGAGTTCCAACGCCTGCCGTGCCGGAACTGGACTTAACGTAAATCATCACATCTGATGTGTTGGATGAATTAAGCCATGCTGCAACAAGACTTGTGACAGGAACAGTATACTTGCCCTGAACAAGATTTGCGGCAGTAAGACCAGTAGCCAACTCATTAGCTGCGGTTGATGTACCGATACCAAGTGTAGTTGTAGCCGCCCAACCAGTAGTTACGAAAACGTCAATACTGATGATGAGACTTTGCGCGGGAATAACAATCCCCGTCGCCGCTGCTGTCGCTGACTGTGTGATAGGGGCCGCTTGAGCCATTTCCACAAAGCCAACATTCTGGGTTCCATTTGACCCGCCGACAGCGGCGAGATTGCCGCTGCCGTCTGAGTTAAGGACATTCCCCGCCAGAACCGGGCCAGTAAATACTGTAGTACCCATCTGGTTTCTCCTTACGAGGTCGGGAATGAACCAAAGATTGAACGCCAGTTGTAGTAGCCAAAGCTGTAACGCTCATAGCCCTTAACAAGAAGGTTGTCTGTCACAAAATCGACTTGCATATCTGTTTCAAAGGCCACGCGCTCCATGTAGGAGAGGCCATCGATGTTAGTCAGCAAGAACCAAGCATACTGCGAGGTCAAGAAGTCGTTGACGATGTAACCTTCTGGCAAGCCGCCAGCAGTGCTGATGATCGCATTGACATCGTTGTCGGCAGTGCCCGGACGCAATTCAGTCTTCGTGAGACGGATTGCAACAGGTTCCAACTGCGGAGGAACGACGAGTTTGCGAGCACGAGCAAACACCTTGAGGCCAGCTTGGTCTTTGAAGTTCGTTCTGACAGAGATCATGCCGCTGAGGAGCGATGCTTCATTGAGGTCAAGCTGAGTGCTGAACGTATTTGCAACGGTG